AGTCGGGCATAACTGAACTTTCTGAAATACTAACCAATAAAGACGAGGAGTCATGAGAAATTCTAACTGGGATTTAGACCTTAGGGCAGGTGAATTGGGCGAGAGTCATGTCGCAGATTTGCTTTCTATGGACACTGTTGAAGTCAAAACAGATAGGCGTTGGCAAGAGACTGGGAATGTTTACATAGAAACAGAATGCTTCTATCAAGAATCACAGGAGTGGAAACCTTCTGGGATACGTGTCAGCGAGGCAACTCACTGGGCATTCTTGCTTGAAGACTCACTCTTTATTGTACCTTTGCATCGATTAAAAGAAGCGGTGTGGGAAATTGGGAGGCCTATTACGTGTAATATACCGCCAAATCCATCAAGGGGTTATCTTGTAACACCAGCACAGATACCAGAACATATTAAACAAGCGCGAGCAAATGAGATAGCAGCACACAACGAGCATGAAGAAAGAGAGAGATATGGGTAAAACCCTATTCGTTATCCTCTCCCCCTTCTTGCTCTACTTCGCCGTCATCGGGTTGTATAAGTTCGTCTGGCTCGTCGGGGACGTTGTGGCCAACATCTTTATCTAAGAATGGGCGAAAGCCACCAAGTCTAGTAACTATCTTTTTGATAGCACGATTGTGGCGCATCCGCGCTGCATCATCACTAGAAATCTCTAAAGCAGCAGCGATAGAGGCATAATCCAGGGATTCAACATACTTGTAATACAGAATAGACCTATCTTCTGTATTGAGTTTGAAGTATGCTGCTTTAATTTCGACCATCATCGCCATCAGATTACCACCTTCTGCTGGTGCTGGTGGTCGTCCTGGCATTCCAAGGTTTAGTTTAGGTGCATCGCCAACGTCGTTACGTAGTACAGATGGTAACAACGCCTCAATCATAACTGGTTCATAGTAAAATAAATCTGATGATTCATAGCCAATTGATTTGGCTTTCCAAAATTGACAGTAATCTAATGCTTGATTGCGAAGAGAACGATAGAGTAGGTTCTGAGGTTGCTTGCCATCTAATGCTTCCCACTCTGCAAACTTTCGTGGGTGAAGAACAAACCATTCGTAAAGAGATTGACGGATATCATCTAACTCAACCATCGGATACATTTTATGGTACTCAGAGGCTACACCTGTTACGATGTAGTCCCAGGGTTTAATGCGTTCCCATTTTACCACTTCCAGGTTTTACCTTCCACAGTAAATGAACGATTGATGATTGGTACAATTTGTGGTACGACTGTTTTGCCATCAACGTGCAAGATACCAAAGCCTTGTTGCCAAGTGAACAAGCCAGCCTTAATATACCTAGCATTGTTGTAGTTCATTAGGTTGCCCAGTTCCATACCCCAGATAGTCTTAGGCTTACCACCACGATAGGTCTGTGTGTGGTGTGTGAGGCCCATGCGGTGTGTATGGCCACAGACTACAGACATTCCGCTACGCTTGGCCAAGCCAAGGGCTGTAGCCCCAGCAGTGGGCTGGACATTGCCTTCATCCCCATGCATAAGCAACCAGCCAGGGGCTAGTTCGTATGGGTCCTTATGGTATTTAATCTCAAGTTCTTTTAATCCCAAGAAGTTTTCTAACTCTAGTTCAGGTAGTCCCAGTAATCCTGGGGCTCTCATCATCACTGTGTTAAACAATCTATCAGTGTGATTGCTGCGCACCATATGCTCAACAGTTAAGTCAAATAGGACTTGCTTGGTAAGGTCGCGGTCATGGCCCATAGAGCGTTCAAACTCTAACTCTGTGCCTTTGCTCCACTTACTGATGGTCTGCATATCCATCTCGTCACCACATGAGACAACAGTATCGGGTTGGTATGCTTTGATGAACCTAGCAATTGCCTGTACTGCTTCCACATCGTGGTAAGGAACCTGTAAATCAGATATACAAACTATAGTCTTCATGGCTTCTTTTTAACCGCTTTCTTGATAGTTTTTTTGACAGCCTTCTTTATTGTGCGACGTTTATTTTCTTTAGCAACATTCTTTGAGTGTGATAGTGCTGCTAGATTAGAGATTGCATCGCTGCCCTTACGCCCACCATTATCTAAATGGTCTACGTCGGTACTGCGTGGCAATGTCTTGCCAGTTGAATCTTCATAGTCTTTGCGAGCCTTGTTGGTAGATGTGGTAGTGGTAGTGCCGTCTTTTTTCTTACGTTTGATAACGTAAATTGGCCGACCACCATTAGCCTTGCTTCCTTTATAGGGTCCAAATATTTTCATTCTTGGGGCCACTTTCCTTGTAACACTAGCAATCCAATGATTGCATAGTTTGCCATATCCTTGAAGGAATCCTCAAGGCTTTCGTGCTTAGGGTCAACGCCCTTATCAACTAAGTTGTTGATACGTGCCAACTTATCCCACATGCGTACACGTAGCCCATTGAGTGGGCCACCTGGACTCAAAGAGATATTCTTTGGACCGTAATCTTTATGCTTACTTATTAGTAAATTTGCTAAATCAGTAAGAGTCTCTTCAATATCAACTACAAATGGGTCATCCATCATTCTTATCTCCATCTAGTAAGTGTTTGAGTTCAGAATCAAATACTGACATGTGCTGTTGTACTATTGATTCCTCTATAAGGCGTTTCATTTCGTGCGTGTCATTCTCTGCTGCAAATAATGTGGCATATGTCATCTCGGTTATATTTTTAACCAACTCAACATCATCTGCGTTATGAAATATCTGACGTAGCAAAGACCCAAGCATAAGTGAATACCCATTAGGCAGTCTCATACGCGGGTCAAATGGCCCGTCTTCGCCTTCCATTAAGTGGTCTGTTGCTTCAAAGATATTATCAAAGTGCTCACCACATAAATCGCAATGTGGAATGTCATTCATTTAGTCCTGCCTTTTCCAAGATGTAGTCGGCTCCATATTTGACGTAAACAGAATTGACATCCTCCCCGTCGGGCATACTAACGATTGTAACTGGCAATTCCCTGGCAAGACTAGAGGCAAATTCTTTTCCTGGTTGGTCTCCATCTGCAAAGACAAAGACTCGCTCAAAGTCTGCAAGTAATCTAGTGTAGTGCTTCTTCCATGAGTTTGACCCAGGAACTCCAACGCAAGGGATGCCAATGCAACCACTAAGAGTAATTGTATCAAGTTCACCTTCGCATACCCCAATCCAGTCTCCCGCTTTATCGATGTCGGTTACGTTATACATCTTGGTCTCAACACCAGTCATTCCCATGTACTTCGGTTCCACCGCTGCATTAAGAGAGCGAAAGCGTAAATCAACAATCCCAGTTTTAGTAATGTACGGAATGGAAAGGCGGCCGATAAATGCTTCATGACCCGTCTCTGGCTCTGTGACCACGCCGAATCGCGCCATCCGCGCTACTTCCCGCGTTATTCCCCGACCTGCTAGGTAATCTTCCGCCTGATAGATGTTTGCCGCGTACTTGGTTGTTGCCTTCGCCAGTAATTCCTTCTGCGATAGACTTTGCTTCACGTATGTCACACCTTTCCTGTCTTGCAATAATTTGAATACTGTTGCCTTGCATACCACACGCAAAACAGTTAAAGATATTCTGTCTAGTATTGAAACTTGCACTTGCGTGGGAGTCATTATGGAACGGACACTTAATATTTACTTGACCAGATGCACGGTTGATGTTGGCACCGTAGTGCTTTAACACCGATACTATGTCTGGTAAATCATCTACCAAATACATCGCCCAACCTTAATACTAAATAGGAATCTTCTATTGACCTTCCTCTAGCCTTGATAAGTACTGCAGCGAGGATGGACTTACGGTCAAGCCCCCTTGCTTCCGAATAATGTCCTGCTTCTGTTTGAGCCTCTTTTGACCAAGCACTGAGTGAAATGGCGTTTCCTGCACCTGGCGCTTTGCATTCAATGATGCCAATGCTTGCTCCAAGGAAGTCCGCTCTAACGACAACATCTCCCTCATCTTTTGCACCTGTCCTTGCAAGTCGTTCAGCATCGTATCCAAGAGTTCTAAAGTAGTCCTTCGTGTCGGTTTCAAAAGTTGCTCCTCTGGCCTTGTGTGATTTGCGTGTTGTCATGAGTTCTCTGGAATATCTTCTACGTACATGTACTCAGGATTAAAGGCCAACCAAGTCATTAGGCTTCCTCCTGCGTCGGCTCTTCCGTAGCGATTCTTGACTGATGCCACGCCAAGCGATGTGCCAACTTGACCGAGCGTACATATAAGAGCAGGGAGTTGGGAGACTTTGCCCTGAATGGCGCTTCTTGGTTGACAAGGATTGCCAGGAACTGCCTCTGAAGTGTGATGTAGTACGACAATTGCCGCGTTAGTTGCCCTAGCAAGATACTTTAACTCCTTCATAATGGCTCGCATTGAAGCGAACTCCTCGCCACCGTCAGTGGCTATGTCCATAAGGTTATCAACAACGATAAGAACAGGGGCGCAGCCCCAGAGTTCCTCAAAGGCTTGCACCTCTTCGTCGATATCCTGTAAAGTTGGTGATGATTCAAACGACCAGACTATATGGCTTCCTTTTTGGAGGACTGCTTTAGTCCAACCAACATCAGTGTTAAGTTTCTGTTCTACATCTGACTGGCTTTTCCCAGAAATCATAGATGCTAAACGCATGGCCATTGTGTGTGCATTGGTATCTGCTGAGATATACAATGTTGGCACATTGGTCTTGAGTGCAAGTGCTAGGGCTAGCGTAGATTTGCCAGCCCCAGGAGCACCTGCAAACATAGAAACCTCTGAACGCCTAATGATAATCTTGTTCGCTTCAAAGGCTTTAAAGCAACTAGGAAGAGGCTCCCCACCAATTGAGGCCTTGCCGACTGAACGTACTAAAGTCCTCATTTGTCTCTCTCCTTAGTTGCTTTAAAACGGAAATTGCTCTTCTGTTAGTTTACTGGCTTGCACTGGTCTGCGCCCATTGGCTGGGGGCAAACCCACATTGAGTAAGGATTCCCCGTCTTGCTGGAGATTCCCGACTTGTGCTTGCGAGCCCCGTGTACGCACACTGGACCCGACTGCGAGGTTGGTGAGGTTGCGTTCGGAGCCGTAGCGTATGGAGGCGCTGCCTGGGGCGGTGCGAAGTTCGGCGCTTGCCCTATGCCTGTAGTTGTAGTAGATGTCGCTAAAGGGGCGGCCACTCCTGCACCGTTGACCATTCGCTGCACTGCAGCAATCTGTGTGGCAAAGTCGCCAATGCCTTCTAGTAGTACGCTTAATTCGTCTGCGCTGCCAGCACGGATGTTGATTAAATCACCAGTGTTGGTTTTATACGAGACCTGTAACTTCCAATCTTCAGCCATTTATTTGTCCTTTTTCGTAGAGAATTGACAGTACTCTGTGAGTCCACACATGTACTGACAACTGTTTGTGTTGGGCAAGAATAACCCAGCCTTACGGGCTTTGTCAAATGTTTCTATTAGGTATTCCATTTTTTCGTAGGTGTACTCGGATAGGTCCACCATCTCAGAGATGTTACTACCGCGAGACATGTAGTAGGTTCCCCACTTGATTTCTCCACCTAGGGCATCTGTTCCGAACTGTTGTTCGAGACCGAGTTTATAGAAGGCAAGTTGTAAGTTGCTAGTTGGTGTCTGTTGAGATGTCTTCAAGTCGACAATAACAATTTCACCATTGACCTCAAACACTCGGTCAATAATCATCTTAACTGCTACGTCTTTGACGACAGGGGTTAGGGCAAGTTCGATTGCTCGGTTGCCATCTGGTGCTGTCCAGATATTCCACGCGGGATTAGCCTTACGCCATTCGATGTAAGCCTCAACCCACTTGGGGCCAGCATTTTGCCAGAATGTCTGGTCTTCCTTGTTAGGATTGGCCTTGGTTGCACGACCACCAACGCGAGCATTGGTTAGGTCGATGTCGCCTTTGGACTCAAGCCATGCTTGGTCCCATAGTTGCTGAGTGCTCACATGTTCTCCTTGTCGTAGTTTTCACACGCTAGGTGGAACGCTGAGCCTCCAACGGACCAGACGGATGGGGCTTCTTCCTTGTTGAGGAGTCTGCCGAGGTAGTACTGATACCCACAGGTTAAGTAGGTGCTGAAAGCAGAGTATGATATATGCTCTGGTAGTGTATATTCTTCTAGTTGAATTGACATAACTCAAGTATAAACCTATTATTGAGTAAATGTCAATTGTTTAAATAATTGACAATTGAAAAATTGTCTGTATACTTAGTTATGTAAGTAACTATAAAGGCCTTCGGCCTCATATAGTATAATATATATCTAAGGAGTACTATGTCAAATACATTTCTAACCTTGTTCCTGGCATCTCTTGCAGGAATTGTAGCCTACAACTTAATAGAGGCAGTGTACTACGAGATACAACGCCGTATAGACCGACGAAACCATAGTGTATTCTGGGAATATGTAGAGGATTTAGAGGACGACTAAACCCTAGAACGACAAAAAGCCCCCTCTCCTGGGTATAATCACTCAGGTAAGGGGGTTTCTTGTCTTAAAAGGGCCTTGGAAGGCGTTTAAAGGCTACTCTTT